TCTGCATTTGTGTGGAAAACTGACATAGATTACGATCTGCCGCTCGATACATTACAATTATGGGACTGCTTCGACTATCATATAACCGTTATCCAGAAACCACTTCTATCGAGTTGTAAGTTCTTCGGCAAAGATAAACAGTTTCATGAAGGCGAATATTTGTTTACAATAGATAATTGTCATGCAGATAAGAATGTATTGAATGAGAACTTTAGTGAGTTTGATCCTGAGCATAAATCATTTAACATCATTCAATTACAGAATGGTCAGTTTGCTGCGCAGCCAAACAATCGAATTATTTGGCGAGACTCGAGTCTGACGATTGACGAACCGTTGACACCCGATTTTAAAGTCTGTACACAGAACTATCATGTAGAGACAGAACCAAAATGGAGTGTAGGTCATACAGATGAGTGGAGCTACAAGACAAAAGAAGAAGCACTCGATATTTTAAAAGATGACTATGTACAGTTCGAACAGAACTATAAAGAGTCATTGCATGATTATACAAGAGTAAGAGAAGATAATGAAAAATACCGTCATAGAAAAAAAGCTGCGCGGAAAAGGTTAAAAAGGGAACAATAATGTCCGTATTTCATACAGATAAAATAGACTTTACAACTCAACCCGCATTTTTTGGTCCACGTGTAAACATTGCACGATATGACAAACAGCGCTATCGTATTTTTGAGACTCTCACTGATAAGCAGCTTGGTTTCTTTTGGCGTCCTGAAGAGGTCGACGTTACACGTGATAGCAAAGACTTTAAGAATCTTACTCAACACGAACAACATATCTTTACGAGCAATTTGAAACGTCAGATCTTGCTCGACTCAGTACAAGGGCGCGGTCCCGTTGAGACGTTCATGCCTTTGTGTTCGTTACCTGAACTTGAGAACTGGCTCGTAACATGGGCCTTCAGCGAGACCATCCATTCCCGATCTTATACACATATCATTCGTAATGTGTATTCCGATCCAAGCAAAGTATTCGACGAGATGCTAGACATCAAAGAAATTGTCGACTGCGCTAAATCTATTTCTAAGTATTATGATAATCTTGCAGATAATCCAACGAAAAGAAATCTATGGCTTGCATTGAATGCAGTCAATGCACTTGAAGGTATTCGATTCTATGTGTCATTCGCCTGTAGTTGGGCATTTGCTGAACTGAAGAAGATGGAAGGTAATGCAAAGATTATCAAGTTTATTGCGCGAGATGAGAATGTGCACATGGCATCCACTCAACAACTCATTAAGCTATTGCCCAAAGAAGACAAAGACTATGCTAAGATTGCTGTCGATACACAGGACGAAGTGAAACAAATATTTCGTGATGTACTTGATCAAGAAAAAGCGTGGGCCGAGTATCTCTTTAAGGAAGGTTCGATGATCGGTCTGAATGCAGAGCTCTTGGGTGAGTACGTGGAGTGGTTAGGTAATAAGCGTATGTATGCTATTGGCTTATCTAATGAGCGAGGTGGATCTGATCCTTTGCCATGGACACAGAAGTGGATCAGCGGCGCGGAAGTGCAAGTTGCACCACAAGAAACTGAGATTACATCTTATATTGTAGGTGGTATCAAGAAAGATGTTGATGATGACACATTTAAGGACTTTTCGTTTTGAATAACTTTACTGTCAATTTAATACAATTATTATATAAACATACAGATTTAAAAAACAAAGAGATAGTTGTATTAGGTCAAAATACAATTAATGATTACACAAAATTAGAAACATTTTTTGATCAGTTTCAAATTAACGCATATCCAAAAGATGTAATATCATTTTTTCAACTCCTTCAAGTCAAAAAAATAAAATTTATTGAAACGACTGATACATGGGAAAATGTAGTAAATGATTATGAAGAAGTAGATATAGTTTTTAACTTCGGAATGTCCGGCCGTGTTTTTGATCAAGTTAACTTTTTTACAAACATGCATAATCGTGTAAAGGTTGGTGGATTAATTGTACACTCAAATCCGTGGTTTACATGGGTAGACAGTCAAATGTTTAATTACTCACCATCATTTTATGCTAATCTAGCAAAAGCTAATGACTATGAAGTTTTACAAGAAAGATTGGGTACTAGTACAGGTGAAATGTTTGATAAATCTAAATTTAGTCCAGAATATAAGAATGATTACTATAGATTAAAACATCAAACTACTCAATACGATCGTGGTATGTCTTGGGGGTATAGAGCACCAGCTTATTGTGGAGTAATATACAAAAAAACAAACGATAATCAATTTAAATATGGTAGCTTAAATGTACAAGAAGACGATTAATTGCAGATCATGTGAAGTGAAGTGTGATGTGATTATACGTCAGACTAATTTTGATGATGAAGAAATGCCTATCGAATTTTGTCCGATATGCAGTGCCTCATTAGAGGATCAACAGTTTGAATATGATGATGATATGGAGTTAGAGTGGTGAGGGACTATATCAGTTCAGCTTGGGATAAAAAGTTTTTAGAATTAGCAAAGCACATATCAACGTGGTCGAAAGATCCGTCTAAAAAGATTGGTGCTGTAGCTGTCGGTCAAAATCGTAATATTCTTGCCACAGGATATAATGGATTCCCGAAAGGAATACAAGATACTGAAGAAAGACTCAATGATCGCGAGACAAAGTATGAGCTCGTGGTACACGCTGAAATGAATTGTATATATAATGCTGTAGAGAATGGTGTTTCACTCAAAGGTGCACATCTCTATGTTTACGGATTACCTATCTGCCACGAATGTGCAAAAGGCGTAGTACAAGTTGGTATAGGTAGAGTAATCGTCGAAGATGCATTATGCGCCGAACAAAGGTGGTCAGACAGTTTTGCCAAATCAAAAAGAATCTTCTACGAAGGGAATGTCGCCGTTAACTACTGCAAGCTATGAGAACCCATGGATACACTTGCTAGAAGGTTGGGCGCTTGAGTCCGAGCATGTACAAAACTTCTATGGTATGGTATATTTGTTAATTAATAAAGAAACAAAACGCAAATATATCGGTAAGAAGTTTTTCTGGAGTAAAAAGACTCTACCTCCTCTCAAGGGCAAGAAACGAAAGAGAAGATCATTAGTCGAGTCAGACTGGAAAAAATACTACGGATCAAATCAACAACTGAAAGATGAACTCGCTAATGGTGCAGAGTTCGAAAGATACGTTGTACATCTTTGTGAAACAAAAACAGAATGTGCATATTGGGAAATGGATTATCAGATCAGATGCGAAGCATTATTGACTGAAGAATTTTATAACGAATTTATTGGCGGAAAGATAAACGGAAAATGGCTGAAGAAAAAAGAATCATAGTTTATACGCAGGCTGGATGTCCTCCGTGTGAAATGCTAAAGATGTACATCGAACAAAAAGATGTAAAATGCGAGGTGATTGAAGTAGAAACTGATATACCACGAGAAACTTTAGTAAAGATACATCCGGAAATCGCTGATATGGGATTTCCGTTTTCAACAATCAATCATCGAATGATTGGTGATCTCATGTTATATTTGGAGAGTGGTTTATAATGCTAGATGTTTATAGAATTAAAAAGACCCGTGAAATCGTTTATCCAATGGGTAAAGCCGATAATAATCATACATTAGTTTTGTTTCGTAATAAAACAAAATCTAATAAGGGTAATTGGGGAAATATTCGTTCAGTACGTGATGAGAATATCATAAAGGATCGAGAAAATGGCTGAGATCATCAACGGTGAGTTCAAAAGAAACGAGACTAATGAGAAGTCGATGGGAGGTACTGAAGTACTGACCATGAAACTAGCCGAAAGGCTAGATAAAGACGTACTCGACGGTGTACAGATCGTATCATCTCGTGTAAGAGAATTACACGACGATGTAATTCGTATCTTTTGGGCACATGACTTACCGGGTGATCCTGAATCAGAATTTTTAGGAACTCAATATGGCAAAGATAAGTTCCATCGATTCGTATTCGTATCTAACTGGCAGATGCAGGGATATATCGAACGCTATAATTTACCGCCATCAAAGTGTGTAGTGTTGAGAAATTTTATTGATCCAATTGATAATTATGAAAAAGATGATAGTCAAATTAATCTGATCTATCACACTACACCTCATCGCGGTTTAAATATTCTAGCGCCAGTATTTAATATGCTATGTCAAAAATATGATAATATTACGCTTGATGTTTATTCATCATTTGCTCTATATGGTTGGGATGTACGTGATCAAGATTATAAACAAGTATTCGAAACACTTGAGAGCAATCCTAAAGTCACGAATCATGGTACACAAACAAATGATGTTGTACGAGAAGCTCTACAGAAATCACATATTTTTGCATATCCTACTACATGGAAAGAAACATCATGTTTAAGTTTGATCGAAGCAATGTCGGCACAAAATATTTGTGTGCATTCAAATTATGGTGGTATTTTTGAAACAGCTTCGCATTGGACAAATATGTATCAATACAATGAAGACTTGCAAAACCATGCATCTGCATTCTATAATATGCTCGATCTAACAATCGAAAATTATCAACAGATGAAAACAAATGTTGTTCCAACTAAAGTATACATTGATACTTTTTATAGTTGGAAAAATAGAAAATCAGAGTGGGAGGCCCTCATCGCTTCGTTAAAATATGGTGTAGTTGATAAATCTTTACCAGAAGACGAAGGACCGATGTTTAATTATAAAACTACATAAATAGATCTATGAGTAATGTCATAGAGTTCCCGCTAGATCGACGTCTCGAACAGATGGCGATTGATGACGGTTTCATAATCTACGATAAAGTAGAAGCAGCCGAATTAGACACAGATCAATACTTGTCTGAAATGCTTAGTAGTATGTTTAGTAACGACTACAAAGTAGACAATGAAGATTATGTGTACGATATTTCTTTCTTATACGAGACTCTAAAATCATTTGTCTATAAGATGAATGATTGCCATCATCCTATTCAGCATTTCGCGAAGAACTTGTACTGGGATGCCGTGCACCCAGACACTACTCAATTGGAATTCGATTTTTAGGTTTACAAAGCCACTATTTTTTGGTAGAATATACTAGTAAATAAGTGGAGTTTAACAGTGATTATATTAGATTACAACCAAGTAGCCCTCGCCAATCTAATGGTCAGCGGTCCTAAAAATGTCAATGCGAACGAAGATCTGCTACGACATATGATCCTCAATTCTATTCGCATGAACAAAGTCAAGTTTGAGAAAGAGTTTGGCGAGTTAGTCATCGCATGCGACGCTACGTCTAACTGGCGTAAACAGTTCTTCCCGTATTACAAAGCGAATCGCAAGAAGAATAGACAAGATTCTGGTCTCGATTGGAACGAGATCTTTCGTATTCTCAATGCAGTACGCGACGAACTTGCCGAATTCTTTCCTTATCCCACCGTCCGAGTTGAGCATGCCGAAGCCGATGATGTCATTGCCACCCTTTGTCATGAACACGGACGCCAACTCGGCGGTGACCCTATCCTCATTCTTTCAGGCGACAAAGATTTCCAACAACTACAGCGTTACTCAAACGTTTCGCAGTATGATCCTACTCGAAAGAAGTGGATTAAGTG